CAAGACTCTGCCCAGCACCGAGTTGCTGTACACCAAGAGCGGCAGATAGATTTTGTTGACCTACACCCATTTGTGCAGCACGGTCACGCTCAAACTGTTGCTGTGCGTTTTGATACGCAGACTGTAGCCCTTGCGCTTGAATGTCGCCTAACTGCGTACGAAGCCCAGACTCTCTTTGACCCTGAAGTATTGCTTGCCTAGCACCACCATAAGTGCCTTGCCGCGCCGCAGCAAGATTTGCCCCTAACTGAGATTGTTGTGCAGCTTCCCTAGCCTTGCGTTGCTGAACATCAACAACACCCTGCATATAAGGGTCCATGTACCGTTGGGCTTGTTCAGAACCAAAAGTCTCTGGCGCAGCCATCTGATACATCATAAGTTCGGGAGCAGAAACACCTTGGGCTTGTAGATTGGTAAGACCCTGTAGAGCACTACCAGCCGCGCCACCAAAAGCCTCAGCCGTACCGAAAGCTGAAGGCAATCCTTGCCCCATAACAGCTAAACGTTGCCCTGCTATATCAGTAAACGAGCCTGGTTGTATGCCTGCAATCTGGCCTCTTCCAGCTAACCCAGCTTCTGCAAGGGCACCAAAAGTTTTGTCATACCCTACAGCGCCAGTACCACCACCATAAATAGCTTGTTGCGCTTTTTCTAAAAGACCTGGGTATTTATCAGTGCCCGTATAGTATGGTTCTAATACACTCGGTATATCGCCGGATACTGTAGTTGTTTGCGTAGCCATAATTTATCCTTTAAGCAGGCATGTATTGTTCAGCTTTAATTTCTGGGGGCTGTTCTGTAGTGCCGTGTCGAGCCTCACGTATTCTGTCCATCATGTCGTAAAGTTTCTTTGCTCCTGCGCTACTAGATCCGTTGCCTATATCAGCGACAACATCAGCCGGTATCACAAACTCATCATTAGCAAGCCGAGCTTCCTGCACACCTTCTATTGTAGCCGGGACACTATCACTCATGCCATCCCCTGTGCCAGCCACCATTCTTGGCTCACCTGTCGGCCCCGTAGTACCACCAGCTTCCATATAAGTCATACCGCCACGGGCTAAAGCAACCAAACCACCCCCAGCGCCGTATAAAGTACTAGTATTTACCGGTTGGTTTCCACGTTCAAAAGACTCCATACCGAGACGTTTACGACGTTCTTCCTCTTCCCTTCGCCTACGCATTTCTTCCTCATACATATCCCGTTCTTTTTCACCTTCAGAAAGCCCAGCAAGCATAGTCCCGCCGATCAATGCGGTTGAGGGAGACATACCAAGTATTTTGTTGGAAGTGGGGGCAGCTGCTGTTTGTGTAGCAGCTGCGGAAGGAACTGTGGAGGAAGGTGTAAGAGGCGCGGTAGAAGGTGGTAATAAATTAGGTGCGTAATCCCCCGGTGAAAGAACATCTTGTTGTACATACGCATCAGGTGCTGATAAATCAACGCCACCATAGTTTGATTTTACTTGACTAGCACTTCCTGGACCGCCGCCAGGACCACTTCCTCCAGGACCGCCACCAAAACCCATTGAAGTTTGCCCAGGCGCACCACCAAACCCTTGATACCCAAGTCCTTGCGCTATATTTGCAGCACTATAAGCACCAAGACCTTGCATTAGACCCTGTTGAAAATTGCCGCCACCTAACATAGTACCGGCACCGACTAAAAGACTAGCAGTTGCAGCACCTGAAAGACCGGGTATAAGTCCACCTAAATAAGGCGCGCCTAAAGCACCGACGATCATTGGCACGAAGGGTTTAATTTCATTAGGTACTACTTTTCTATAAGCTTTTTGTAGATCTCTTTTAGGGTTCCATCCAAATTCAGGTAATCCAGTATTGGGGTTTATGGTTCCAGAGCCACCTAAAGCTTTAAGTATTCCGGCTTCCTCAGGGTTTATGTGGGCGAGAATAGTGTCTCCATTACGCCCTAACGCAGCTAAACCTTTGGCAACCTGTTTGACTTGCCCACCTTTTCTCATAGTAGTAGTAGTTTCCGTTGGATTAGTTTCATTAGCGCCGTACAAGACCATTTGTTGTTCACTTGTAGGTATCTCATAAATTGCTTCAGCTATATTTAATCTTGCAGCTTCTGGTGTACTTACCAACGGTGGAGGAGCATACGGCGACATCTGTGCGGGAGGAGCCGTTGGCGTTGAAGGTGCAATAGCACCTATGCCTGTACCAGTACCCGCGCTTGGGCCGGGTGTATATGAAATCGGCGTGGTATAGCCACCAGTAAAAGGCGTACTAGGCGTACTAGGCGTACTAGGCGTACTAGGCGTGGCGGGGGTTGTATAAGCACCGGAAGATTCAAAGGGTGTAATTGGTCGAGTAAGTCCTAACTCTTCACCAAAACGATTAAACCCTAGGCCAGCTTGACGCTCATTAAGCATAGCCAAACCAACATCGTTACCGTATCTATTAAATATATCTACCCAGTTAGAAAATTGACCGGCGTTTTCTGTAGTGCTTATGTTTCTTTGATTAAATATTTGTTTAACCGCTTGTTCTGCCGATAAGCCTGTAGGAGCAGTTGGTAAAGAATATTTACCCGCAAGAATGTCTTCTACAGTTTTGTCAAACGTCTCTTGCCCTGCTTTTGTATAAGCTTCAAGTGCGGGGACGTTTCTATCTGCATAATCTTTAAACACGTCATAGTCTGATTCTGACACGTCATAGTCTGATTCTGATCTTATGCCTGGTTTTTTAGCCGTAAGCTTAGAGATAATATCATCCGCAGATGCGTTGTTAAGTTCAGCTAAGTATTTAACACCCTCTTCAAAACCTAAGTTTTGGATAATTCTACTGTAGCTAGGGGGTGTCTTATTGGGGTCAGGTGGTAAATAACCAGATTTAGCAGGAAGGACGCCAACTACCGCTTTGGCAAATTCTGTCGCAATCGACGGCGCTACTTTTGGAGTAAACCCACTAAAATTAGCCCCGCTTTTTTGTAGTTCAGCTACTACGTCATCAACTCCCATGCGTTGAATAGCGCTACTTAAGTAGTCTATTGGGTTGTCTGTAACGTCGCTAAGTACAAAATCACCCCTAGATACTAGATATTTAGCAACCTCATCGGCTTGAGATTTTGGTACTAAAGACGCAGCCTGAGAAGGAGTAGCTGGAACGGGTAGTTTTGGGACTGCTATAGGTTCAGGATCGGGTATAAATTTAGTAGGCTCAATGCCCGTTGCAATACCCCTTGCCTGCTTTACCCCGTACTTAGCATACATTTCCTCAGGGGATAAAACTGCTTTATCAGCCGCGTATTGCTGTTTAAACTGGGCCTCTTTGTTAGCTTTTGCAGTAAATTCCTGATCTACTTGCTGCCGATAATTCTCAAAATCTGAAGGAGTAAAAGGTTTGTCGTAATTAAATAGATCAGCGTAGACCTGCCTAAGCTCTGTAACATCTGCGTTGGGGTTTTGTTTATCAAAAGCTTCAAAATACTCAACACGCCCAAGCACATCTTTAAGGTGCTCACGTTCGTATTTATCGGTTACTTTGTTTTGAGCTTTAAGCGCTTGGGCGTTTAGACGATTGCCTTCTTTATCAATTGGGTCTAGGTAAAGATCCCTATACTGCATCGCTGCCTGCATACCAATATCAGAAGAGTTGTCTCTTACAAACATATCAGCCGCAGTTTGACCGTCGGATAAAACACTCTGCGCCATACCTTTGGCGCCTTGAATCTGATTCTGCCTACTATTTTCAGCATCCCTTAAAAGCATGTTTAAGTAATTTTGATCCCCATCGCTTTTTGCAAGTAGATCTTGCATAGAAGAGGCACCATACATCTGTAGTGCAAACTGCTGCGGAGAAATGCTTTCTAGTTGAGCAGCGTTGTTAAGAAAAGTATTCGCTCTATTCTGATAATCAGCTAAAACCCCTTGCTTGGCTCTTTCTACAGCGGCGTTAACATAGTCGGCCTCGCCAGCTTGAGCTTCTGCATACCTGTTTTTAATGTCTTCAAGTTGAGCGAAAATAGGTGAAATTTCAGCGCTTATTTGTGGTTTATAAACGTCGTTCCACAAACGACTAGAAAAGTCTTGCTGCATAGCTTTTCTATACGCCTTAGCCTCTCTAGGACCAAGTTCACCAGACGCATAAGCTTGAGCAATTTCTTCAGGGGTTTTTTCAGCCATAATTAACTCGCAGATACAAAAGTAATTGAACCAATTGCAGACGGTATGGCAGGTCTGCTGTAAGGGCTGGCGCTTGCGGCATCGTGGAACATGTACACCCCGTTAGTCGGGGTTGTTGGGTTTCCTGCCAAATCTGTAGCCCAGTAAAGCTCTATTTCGTCCCCAACCTCTACAGAAAACGTGGCTTCAGAATATGCACAAATGTACCCCTCTTCACCCGCAGAAGCACTTTTACGAGCCGGGACAAAAAATCTAGTAGTTGAGTTAGCCACGTTTGTGTTGTTTAGTTTTAACCATACATCTGCATAGTGAATAGCATTTGCTGTATTTATGTACTGTAAGCTGTATCTTATGGTGTACACGCCAGCTATGTCAGCCGTAGCCGAACCAGGCGAGTTTAATGTCCAGCCATATCCCGAATCCAACGTGTTAAAATTAACTACCGTAGCGGTGTTGTTACCGCCAGCTACCTGATCTGTGCTGTCTGATGCAGCAATATGGGGTAATTTTAACCCGTAACCATCCCCATAGAAAACCCCGCCGTAAAAAGCCTCTGCCTCAATCGGCGTAGTAGAGTTTAGCTGATTAAAATATAGGGTTAGTACGCGTATAAGCTGGTCAAAGTACTGCCTTTCATAGGCTGAACGAGGTAGCGGTAGTGCTGGGGCACTAAATCTAAGCATCCCCATTACTGTTTACCATCCTCTCTAGCGTCAAGGCGCAACGCACCCAACTGCCAGAAAACCCCCAGGTCGTCAGAAGAAATCTTTATAGCCATCTGTCGAGCACGGGCGCGAACAAACACTTGGTTGGTGTACTGGTTAATTGAAGTCTGAATAACCCGCTGAGTATCAGAAGGGTCGTTAGTGAAGTTAGACCCAGGCCAATTCCTAGGCCGTACAGTCATGTTGACCTCTGGGCTTTCCGCCGTAGACGACACAAAGTTAACATCTGGGATGATACGCCGAGTAAGCATAAACTTTTCACCGTCTCCAAGGTCAAAGTCTGAAGACTGAATATACGACTCCATTACATCCCCATCAGCGTCTACCCCGGTTTCATGTAAGTACAAAAAGCTAGTTTCAGCATACTCATTGTCAATAGGCTCGGCATAAGTAGCGATTGGTTTGCCGTTAGACCCTTTATCCAACCAAGCCGTACGCTCAAGGCTACCGTAGTACCAAACGTTTTCTAAGTAACCGTAAACTACATAGCTATCTACAACATTAGAGTTAGCACTACAGTAGAACCACCAGACTTCATTGTAGCTCTCGTTAATTCCACAAATAACCTGTTCAAACTGCTGAAGGTTAATATCTTTAAAGACATGCTCACGAAGGGTTGAGGGAAGTACCTGAGTTCTACCGTCGTACATATAGAACTTGTCTTTACCCATCCAAAACACTACGTTGTTAACCGCAGAGACTGATCTTGGCCCCATTATAGAAATGCTATCTGACAACTCTTGAAGCCCGAATATTTCTGTAGTGGCTAAAAACTGTAATGAATACAAATGGGTGTCAGTAAATACAACAATCTCTTGGCGCGTTGGTATGGCGCGAACTATTTTTGATCCGCGAGACACCCGTAAAAACCCAGCAGAACTAACTCGCCCATCTGGTGTAGTACCAGTGGGGGTCCAGTATTGAGGCTCGTCTTGACTAGCCCAGCGAATAAGTAGTGGGTCGTAGTCACCAGCAGAGCCGGTATAAGGATGCGCCCCAAAGGCTAATAGGTGTTTATCGTTTTGAGATACTAATATCTGTCCTGCGGATTCTGGTACATCAGCGGCACCAGATAAAGATGATAAAAGAACAGCCCTTGTTTCAAGCGCTGTAGTTGGTATTAGTGTGCTACCCCTGGCCCAGTAGTAGATCGGACCACCAGTAGGTACATTGCTGGTAGGCGCTAAAACCGCCCGTATATTCATAACTAAATCGTTATCAAAATTGTCAAACCACCAATCCCTCTGGGGAAAATAAACGGGTTCATTACTAGACAAACCCCAATCATCATCCCCCCAACCACCGGTACCCCAGCCATAGCCATAATTACCGGTAGCAAGACCGGGGTGTATTTGGCACCCAATTTTAATTGCCGAGCCGCCATCATTAGCCACTGTGGAGGTAGCTGCCGTGGAAACTTCTATCTCAAAGTTATTAGCATCTACAACATTAATAACCTCATGCTCCGCATTTATTTCACTGTCAGGAATCCCGCCAACAGTTCCAGTAACACCAGCAATAGTTACGTAGTCACCTACCAAACACCCGTGGTCTATAACAGTTATGTTTATTATCGTAGAGCCGTTAGTAGTACTTACACAGTCGTCTGTGTCTGGAGTGATAAACGTGTATTGGGTATTTGGAGCAGCTAGTGGATCACGGATTGGCGTAATGTCATAGAAATTAGCCCCAACTTCTATGTAGACTTTTTTGTTGGTACCTACAGCAACAAAGTTATCCTGGTATGAAGTTATCCAGTTCCACATTTGCCTGCAAACGCCTAAAAATGAACTAGGCGAAGCCTTAACCCAACCACCTAATTTTTGTGGATAACCAGAATAAAACCTAATCTTGTCGCACTCATACCAACCACCTTCATTGGCGTAGTTGGTCGTATCTCGGTTGATACCAGGCTTGAAGATTAGTTTTATAAAAGACATTTAGGCAACCAATCCGGGCAAATAAACAGTTTTACCGTCTTTTTTAGTAGCAGTCAGCACTTGTTTTTTTAAAGCTTCGCCATCATAACTAACATGAACCCAACCAGAATCAGGTACACCAGGAGTATAAAATTCAAGAATGAGTTGAGTGAATTGAAGATGGTCTCGAATATAAGCAGCAAGATCTGCATTTGGCACCCCTGGGATTTCTATGTCAGCCGCCATTCCTCGGCAGTGGTCCGAGGTCCGTGATCCCCCTACTTTAGCATTTACGTCCGGCGAGCGATAGCCCGAGTTGACCTTTACGCCTTTTTGGTAGTGGTCACGGATCGGCTGGAGGACATTGGCGCATAGCTGCAACAGATTGTTAAGTTCGTCCGGTCCTGGGTTGTTCTCCATGCCATGCCGTAGCGCCGTCTCGGACTTCACCATCTCCGCCAGGGAAAAGTTCTTGGTTAATTGTGTCATTTCATTAGATCCTTGATCTTCTGGTCTTTTTCCTTGCTACCCGCAGAACTGCCGAAGTAGTACCCGAGAACCATTGTCACGGCAGAGGTCAGTGCACCGAGCACGTAGATCAAGATGTCTTTAGACTGCTCGTCAACATCCACAAAAATGATCACGGCGTAGAGCATGAAGGTCAGCGCCACCGTACCCAGGGCAAGAATCGGCGTGACGATCTTATTGAGCATCGGCGCAAATTCGCTGGTGGCAATCTGCACCTCACGGTCACGGGCCGAGTCCATTTCTTTTGCCTGGAAGTCTAATTGCGCTAACTCACCCTTTTGGGCAAGCTCCATGAGTTTGGCCTGGGCTTCTGCCTTAGCGTTGGGGTCAGGTAGTACCTTATCTAGTACCTTTTCCCCGATTGATAGGATGGCAGCAAGAGGCAGCATTACTTTTCCTTTCCTGTAGTAACTATGTCGTCACCCTTGCGAACCGTGACCCGATCACCATCAACAGTAACCGCCATAGGCTCGGCCTTATCAGCAATCCTATCCAGCCGGTCGATCAGGGTCTTGATTACTTCAAACTCAGGCCGCTCTTGTTTAGGTGCCGTTCCGGCGATGCCGTTGAGCATTGAGATTAGTGCCGTCAGAGAAGCACCGAGTAGCCCCATGACCGCTGCCATCTTGCTTTCCTCTAGGAAGATACTAGCCACCACGCCGATGACTACTATGGCAGTGATGTAAGGAAGGCCGTGTTTACCAATAGCCTTACCGGCTACGTCTTTAGCAGGAGACTGAGCCTCCATTTTGGCTAGTTCAATCTTGGCTTGCACCATTAAAGTTTTAAGTTCGTTTTCCATAGTTCACCTAAATAAACATTAAAAACATTGCGTTGCCGGTATCTGTAGGCGCATTGGAAAAAATCCAGCCTGAATTGTTGCCACCATCAGTAGATGTTGAACCAGCATACCAAGTAGCACCACCAGTAGCTATTGAGTTAGTGATGTTTAACCTTTGGTTATCTATTACGCCGCCACTTTGTGAAAAAGTAAATTGCCCCGTACCAGTATTAGTATTAAAAGTTACTGTGCTGCCTACGTTTGGCGTTACTCCAAAATTATCAAAATAATAAACACCATTAGCAGTGGTGTTAAAAGTATAAGACTGATTGGCGCTTGGTGTGCCAGCTAAGTTATATAGTCTAACGCCACCACCAGAGTTTATGTATAAAGTTACAGAAGAGCTTACATTCCTTATTGTTGGTAAAGTAGTTGTAGTAGTACCTTTACCGACCAGAAACTCTTTGGGGGTTGAACTTGATTGGTTATCGGCGGTTATAAAACCAACACCAGGATTAGTTACAGTTAAATTAGAGCAGTTTATATCTAACAGGTTGGTACCTGTGTATACCGTGTTATCACTTATTATTCTTATATCACCACCGCCAGTAAAGTCTAATCCTCTAGTATTGGTGTTGTTAGACCGGAAAAAATTAATAAATAAAGTGTTACCGTTGAGTTGCAGCGCCCCATTGGTAAGAGTTATCCCAAAATCTTCAAAAGTTCCCTTAGACAGTTGAAGAGTTTGTTCAAAATTATCTGCAAAAATCCAAGTTCCACCAACGCCATTAAAAGTTACATTTGCATCTATATTTGCGCCGTTAGTCGTAATAGTTTGTGTACTTGATGTCGCTGCAAATGTTATGTTTAATGATCTACTGGTTGAACTTAAAAAGAATGTAAGGCCAGTTCCGTTGACTGTAAAGTCACCGTAAACCGTAAGCGTCCCTTCGCTAGTTATCTGATTACCAGAGCCAGCAACGGTAAAGTCATTAACTTCTCCAGATAAACCAGCAGCTATTGCACTAGCAAGAAAACTTAAATTTGGGGCGTTACTCGCGGTTCCGCCAGGAAAAGTTCTAGCGTTATAAGTAGAAGATAGCTCAAATAAATTAGTACCAGACACACTGTAGTTAGTAGTACCACTCATATTCATGGCGCTTTGAGCAGTATCACTACAAGTCAGTACAATTTTACCTGTACCAAAATCAATAGATCTTGCTGTAGTCCCACTTGTAGCAAATCTAACTGTTGTAAAAGTATAGTCGTTTAAATCTAAGGTACCAGCGTTTAGAGTCAACGCGGGGAAAATAGTAGCACTGCCAGCTAAAGTAACCGCGTCCTGTAGTTGATACGTTGCGCCACCTTCAAACGTCATACCATTGCGGATAGTTACCCCATTAGTAGTTATTAATTGAGTACCGGTAGTCCCTCTAAATATTATGTTGGTATTTGAAACAGACCAAGTAATATTTGTACCACCTAAAACCAGATTACCAAAAAGACTAATGTTAATGTTGACTAAACTTAACGTGAAATTACCTACGTTTAAAGTGTTTATATATCCCGTTATAGTGTTATTACCACTAATACCGCTAACTAAACTAAAGTTCAAAGCATTGGATTCGGTCCAAGTAGTGTCAAAAGTTGTGGTGCCTGCTCCAGTGCGCTCTACTAACTTACTCCCAGTAGTAGTAAAATTAGTCCCATTAAAAGCAGTGGTAGACGTACCACTAATTAATATTTTTCCAGTACCAAAATTAAGCGTCCTAGAATTTGTACTGTTTGAGGTAAAAACCCCGGTGGTTAACGTATAAGACTGAAGGTTTAACGTGCCATTAGTGAATGTAAAAGTACGGTTAGTGGCTAACGTAATAGCATCTTCTAGCTGAAATGTACCCCCAACGCCATTAATTGTTATGAAGGTAACTATTGAACATCCGTTTGTAGTTATTGTTTTAGTACCAGATGTAGCCGCCATCGACAACGTGTTTGCTGAACTAAAACTTGGTGACGTACCATTTATCAATAAATTACCAAATACAGATAGGTTTCCTGTATCAAACGTATAACTAGCGTTTTGCAGAGTTAAATTGTTTATGTTGCCACTAGGAGTTATAGTCCCCGTACCGCCCCCAGTAATAACTGTTAAATTAAGTGTCTGTGCTTCAGGAATTGAACCAAAAGTAAACGTCTTGGTGCCAGAAGCGGGGGCCGTTGATTCTAAGACTTTGCTACCAGTAATTGTCAAATTGGTTACTGTTGATGTGGTCCACGATGTGGCTGTAACCGTTCCATTAAAAACCATTTTTCCAGTACCAAAAGCAATGGTCCTAGTATTGGAGTTTGATGAGCTAAACAAACCAAGAGTAAACGTGTAAGACTGAAGATCAAGCGTCCCGATACCCAAACCAAAAGTTCGGGTAAGCCCCATTGTTAACGCATCTTGCAGCTGAAAAATAGGAGCTGTACCAGCGACAGAAATTGGGAAATCTAGTGTCTTACCGCTTGTAGTTATTTGATGGGTAGTAGCTGCTGAAGAAAAAGTCCAAGTGTTTGTCCCAGCAGTGAATGTAGGAGATGTGCCTAAAATTGTAAGGCTACCGTATATTGTTATTTCAGTATTGGCTACGGTGTAAACAGCATTTGCAAAAGTTAGATTTCTTACGTTATCAGACCCTGTAATCGTAAGTGTGAAATTACCTGCCGTAGCAGGTACAGAAATATCAATAGCGTCGGTTTCTGTTGGGGTGCCAGGAGTAATGGTTTGAGCCGCGCCAAGCGCAGGTTCGACAGTTTTGTTTGTGCCTGTCGTAGTAAAGTTAGTCGCTGTAGCACAACTCCATACTGTTCCAGAACCTGTAAGTACAATCTTCCCAGTGCCAAAGGCGACAGATCTGGTGTTGGAGTTTGACGACGAAAAAATACCAGTGGTAAACGTATACGACTGAAGATCAAGAGCACCATCAGTAAAAGTTACGGTTCTGCCACTCGCTACCGTAAAAGCGTCTTGAAGCTGCCAAGTTCCGCTTGCCCCGTTAAATGTTATTGGAAAATCTAGCGTAGCTCCATTAGATGTAAGTGTTTCTGTTCCAGAAGCAGCAGCAAAAGTCCAAGCATTCGTACCAGCGGTTAACGTGACATTTGTACCACCTACATTTAAACTGCCATATATTGATATGGCGATATTGCTTACTGTGTAGCTAAAATTACCTAAAGTTAAGTCACCAATCTGCATCGAAGCTACAAATGTTATCGTACCCCCTGTACTACCAGATACAACGGAAAAATTAAGGCTAGGGGATATTGTTGTAGTTCCCGAGCTTATAGTTTTAGTAACTCCTGAACCTGGCGCAGTAATTTCAATTAATACTGTTCCAGACAAAGTAGTATTTGTATTACTTGCTGAGTTCCATACAGTACCTGTTGTTGTGCCGTTAAGACTAATTTTACCGGTACCAAAGTCTAAAGTTTTTACGCTAGTACTAGTCATAACAAACGCATTACACGCCAACGTGTATGAACTTAACGCAAGAGTCCCTGCCGTAAGGGTAACCGTACCGGTAGCGGTTAAATTATCTTGTAATGTCCACGTATCGCCAGCGTTGTTAAAGGTTACGTTAACAAGTGATATACCGTTTGTTGTAATAGTAAAGCTACCGACACCTAAAAACGTAACTGTAGTAAGCGTACCCGCTACAGTCATACCAGAACCTAGTGTAAGGTTCCCATGAACCTGAAGATTGGGCGTTGAAGTTCCAGCAAGAGTGCCTGTAAATCCAGTAGCATTAAAAGAAAGACATGGCCTTGAACCGCTTACCGTAACAGTATTTGCGCCAGAAGCGGCGTCAAAATAAACATCATCGGATGCTGTTGGTACCGCCTGCCCACCAGCCCCGCCAGAAGTCAAAGCCCATTTTGTACCAGCCGTTCCATCCCAGTTAGCGGTGCCACCTACCCAATATCTATCTGCCATCTCAAACCCCTTTAATTACTGCCCAGAAGTATCGACCACATCCACAACATCTGGGTTTGGCTCTTCAATAACCTCTACCGGAGGTGTAGTAATAATTGTCACCCAATTATTGAACCGAGCTTGCTTCATATCTTCAATTTCTTGATCCGTGTAGGTGTGATTAACGGGTAGATGCAGGGCATCAGAAAAACTATGGGTACCGTTATCAATACGAAAATCAATCTTAATCATCTCTTGCGCCATTTTTTTCTCCTTTATGCTTGTTGTGCAACCGCAACAACGTCCCAGAAAGTATCTGCTTCGTTGTAAATACATCCGACGTAAACCGTTTTATTAGCTATAGTAGTTATGGGTAGAGTCGTACCAATTGCCCTATAAGCCCCTGAAGAAGTCGTCCAGGTAAGCACCCTACCCGTACCGTTATCTTTGATACGCAAAACTAGCCTTTGCCCATTAGTGGGAGTACCAGACGGGGCGGCAATAGTTGCGGCTTGAGCTAAAGCGGTGACGTTATATTGATCGCTATCATCGCCAGTTGGAGTAATTGTAGCGGCATCAGCTACAGTACCAATTCTCGGCGTGACTCGTTTATTAGTGAAGGTTTGAGTCTGACTCAAGCCTGCTACCGTCATGTTCTCATTGGGAAACGTATAAGTTTTTGCTGACGAAGCAGGACCACTAACCGTAAAAAATGCGTTGCCAGTACCCCCATTAGCTACAGGAAGAGCGCCCGTTATAGCGTCAGACGAGGCCAAATTGACTGCACCAAACGCTAAATCCGTACCAGACCTGCGAAGAACTTGATTGTCGGTACCGGCAGCAATACTCGCTACATCTGCGGTTGCGTTACCTGTAACACCGAGAACTGAAAGGGCTGAACCTTGGGTAAGGTTAGAAAATGGAAGATCGCCAGTAACATTAGTTGTAAGGTCAACAAATGTTGTAGAAGTACTACCTGTACCACCAGAAGTAATTGGAAGTGCAGTGCTCAAGCTTAGCGAGGATAGGTGCGTTACTGCGTCAACGACGTTTGTCCCATCGTTGTAGACCCACATAGTCTTACCAGAAGGTACTGCGATACCAGTACCTGACGTATTTTTGACGGTAACCGTGTCGGCTAAACCGTTGTTGATTAGGTAAGGCTTTTCAATTTGGCATCCAGAACCAAGAATAAGATTACGCGCACCGCCAGACGTGCCTGTGAGGTTTAGCCTTAGATGCCGTGCAGTTTGCGTAGCGTTCGTATCTGTAAGCGTTAGGGTCACATCCGCACTAGAAAATGCTACATCAGCCGACTCAACTATGGCCTCTTCAATAGCAGTACCTAAGTTAGTGTTGGTTGTGTTGCCCCACGTACCAGCTTGTTCGCCGGTGCCTATAAGCTCAATTTTTAAGCTTGAATACGTACTTGCCATTTAAAGCTCCTAATCTTTCGTAACAACGGGTTGCCAAGACTCCGCCTCATAAGTGTTTATTGCTGTCCAATCAAGGGGTTCATACGTGTTTACATTACCCCAACTAACTGAATTATTTGCTTCTATGTTAGTCCAGTCAACTGCCTCATACGAGTTTATATTCCCCCAATCAGGTACTTCATAAGTATTGATTGGTTCCCATAAATATCTAGCAAAAACACTATCTGACGCAGTCAAAGTTGATTTAGCTACTGCTACAAAAGAAGCTGAGCCAAAAACTTCACTAAGGCCAGAGGCTACTTCTGAAACACTTACAGATATAACTGCTTGAGTCGATGTTGAGTCTTGTGCTGCGGCATTTTGTAATGTAGTTACATTAAAGATAGCAAGTGCTGAATTTGTACTACTTGCTTCTGCTAACTCTAATGTAACTGCACTAGATTCTATGCTAACGCTTGTAAGTGTCGTAGCTTCAGCTTCTTCTAGCAATGAGGATGAAAGCACGAGGCCACCGGTAGCTTTATCTGCAACTTCCGCGTTTTCCGTAACAGAGCTATTAAAATCTGCATTAGCGGAAATGGTGTCGTTTGTTTCTACTGCGTCTAATGCTGCGGCGCTATATTGTTGAGAACCAGAAGTAGTATCTGCTGCGTCAACAACTTCATCTACCCTTGAACCGAATACGGCAATAGCACTAGTTGTATCACTACCTGTAGCAGCCTCTTGAACGTCAGCACCAAATGTATTGGTAGCTTCTACCGTGTCTGAACCAAGAGCGGCTTCTAAAACCGATCTATCAAATACTAAAAAAGCGCTGTTAGTATCTGCGCCTTCAGCGGCATCTTTTACATCTCTAGTATAAAAAGAATACCCCCAAGCCGCTTCTCCCCAGCCGCCAGAACCCCAGCCGCTGACATCAGGCACGTACTACCCCGCCGTAAGTTCGTCTTCAGTAAACCAACGGCTCTGCGTGACGTTACTAGCATCAACCCACTCTATGAGGTAAGACACAACACCATCTTCACTCATACGTAACGCAAGAACCGGGCCTTGGGGCACAACGGCTTTTAGCTTTACTACATCGCCTTTTTTAAACATAGTAGCCATTTTTACCCCCTTTTAAGCGTCGCCAAGACTAAATTCGTAAGTCACGTTAAGCGTGTCACCGTTTACGACCGCTCGATCACCAGGAGACTCAAAGTCAGCCTCGGAAAATAAAATGCCCGATGTGCCGGTGTCTACACTAGCTAAAAACGCGCCAGCTACAGTACCCGAAGAGTTTATGCTGAACTGCGCCTGTGACAAAGAGTTATTTATTACTGACGGGTCAGCAGTTGTAGCAGTACCAAATGTAACCGCCTTACGATTTCCCGTATAGCTAGTAAACTCCGTCCATGACTTAGAAGCCAACGTATCTCCAGCGGCAAAGTTTGACGGCGCAGACCCAGAGACAAGCCCAAGATACCAGGCAGCGGTATAAGTAGAGCCACTAAAATATTTAGTGTTCATGTCTTGCAAGCCTTGGTTGACTACAAGGTTCTTAGCTTTGTCTTCCCACTTTAGGTTACCGTCTTTGTCATAACAAGAAACAGTAAAAATACCGCCACCAACAAGTTTTTCGCAGTGGCTGCTCGTTGTTTCTTTGGTTGCAGCTACGCGCTCAGTAAATTGCGCTGCGTCTTTCATCTTAAACTCCTTAAGAAATTCTAATTAAAGCATCTGTGCTAGATGCTGTCGGGAACGTGATAGCAAACGTGTTGGTAGACGTTTTATCTGAGCCAAAATCTAGTACACAAATCGCCCCATTAGCTCCAGCTTTATAAATTAGCGCGCCCCTTGCGGTAAAAGCCCCAGACCACGACACTGTTGCAAACGACACAAAGGCTGTACCGTTTGAAATACTTTGTGTTGGCGTAAGTACCTCTCCGCCAGCCGTATAACCAGAAGCAACAACTTCACCTGTAGTGGTGTACGCAGTCGTATCTGCGTTTAGTGTCGCATTGTTTGTATAAAGAGCTATGTAAAACGTGCCCGAGTCAAAGTTAAACGCACCTTCTAAAAGGCCGTTTTTAAAAGAATTGCAAGTGTAGTTGCCAGTAAAAGCCATTTAGTTCACCGACAACCTTACCTGCCCAGAACGGTATGCGTCACGACGCTCCATACCATCACCAAGACGTTTAGCCAGAATCATCGCTTCTTCATACCGTTTGTTATACCCAGCAATAACGTCAGGCTCACCCTTCATGTAGGTGTACGCCTCAATCAACGCGCCGTAAAGAAGCGCAGAATCAAAATTGTCGCCAAGCCATGTAGTGTTTGCCGTAACAATTGACTCCGGGTAGTAGTAATAATGAAGCTCTACTGAATACGCATCATCTGGAGTCGGCCCAAGAATAAACGTCAATTCGTTTGTAATTACAGGTGGATTGTCGTTGGTGGTAGTTGGACCAAACAAAGCGTAGTACTTAGGTATACCAGTAGACGCCGGATTAGGGTAAGCAGCACGAATAAAGTTAACGTCTTTGTTTAGCAGGTACTCATAGTTACCACTGCCATCAATAACTGCCATAGAGTACACAGCTAAAAAATCACTTGGAGACGAAAGATATTTGTTACTCGCAGTAGTAGTTCCTGTTACGTTTTTACGGATAGACGGAAACTGAACGCTGTTGTATATCCTTTGCTCAGCCTGTTGTATAAACGTATCAATCTGTTCTTTAGACGTGTAGTCAACCAAAGTACCAGACGAATCCGTGTACTGTGTATTGGGGAAGTCATTCTCGACATACCCCTTGATCGTCTCAAACAGAGTTGCGTAGTTCATTTAGCCAAGTTTCTTGCTAGAGTTGCAGCCTTTTGTTGCAGCCCCGCACCCGCGCGTGCGAACAGTCTGCGTATTAGGTACGTTGTTGGGGTACCCGTTCTTAGTGTCCTTAACGGGGACAGGCGTAGGCATCTTGTTCATTATCGGCCCCTTCCGGCTTTTTTCTGCATCATGACCTTGGTCATGCCCTTACCCATTTTCTTCTCCATCATGGACTCTTTGGGCATACCGCCCTTTTTCAGGCCCATGCGGTGCATCTTTGAGCCAGCTTCGTGCTGCTTAATGGCTTTTTTAATATCTGACGGCATTTTAATCTCCTATGAGACGGACACAGTTACAGAGCCAAGCGTAATGCCCAGCGCCAAATTATTCGGGGTTAAACCCGCATCGTTAGCTCTAGAACCGCCAACTGGTGCCCACCCCCATTGAATGATTCTACTACCTCCAGAGGGGTCACCGCTACCTAACGGCCCGCCACCAGAGTCAATTTGTAGCCCTGTCAGACCAGCCTGTATATACGTAGTATCTGGGCGGGGGTTACGAAGCGCCTGTGGATCATTTACCGGATACATACCCAACTGCAACTGCGGCTGATCAGGTTCCCAGCATGTAGGGCAGACCAAGAGATTTACGTTCTTAGTCTTAATAACGATGCTCTTAAGTTCCTTGAGCTTATAGCGAAACCCACACCTATCGCACTGCGATATAGCCCATTTACCAGAGGCAAACTTGGTAGGCATTAATAAAACATCTCACGCGGCGCAAGCCGTAGAGAAGCCTTCTCACGATCTTCAGAAGAAGCCAGCATCCACTGCTCTTCGTACGACATCTTAAGCATCTCCAGTCGGCCTAGTGCCTCAGGGATCTTCATAGACAGGTAGTACGCCAGCCCAGCCACAAGGCACGGTAACAACCGGAACGGAATGTCCTGAGTAGCCACACCGTTACCCGCATCTTGAATACGACGCAACCGCCAGTAGACGTAGGTGTAGAAGTTACTCTGGTCTGGTGCAGGCCAGACGTTGATATTGGGAGGGTTTACCCCAGTAGAGGTGTTAGTCGTATTAGGCTGGTTACCGTTTATGGGGTATGTAGCACCCGACTGCCGGTTAATCCAGACCTGAATCGGTCGGCCTTGCGCGTTCTTATTAGGGATAGTGGCGTAGGTAGAAACACTAATACGGCTGATATTGATGTCAGTCTGCTCTACGCCAGTCTGTGTCCTGATAACGCTATCCAGAAGGTCAATCGTGTCTACAGGCAGAGCATAGGTTATCTGCCCCTGCACCATAGGGATTGCGCCCTGCTCGATAGTCCAGAGGTTAATACCCCGGTTAGCCCACTCAATAGTCAGTAGATTTAGAGATCTACGGGCCGTACGAAGCTCATAACCCGTGCGTAGTTCTACGCCACAGCGTTCAAAAGCCTCTTCGACAATCTCGTTGAAGTCTAAATTGAAACTATTGGTACCTGAAGTGGTCACTTCATACCCCTAAGAGTCTTAGCCAACCGTGCCCTCTGCCCCAGCTTGCCGGGGGCTTTTGTAGCCCGATCCAGCATCTTTGCTGGGATCTTCTTATCGCCCTTGATACCTAGCTGCTTACGCAAAGAGCCAGGTTTGCTAATCGCTTCCTGAATCCATTTCTTCTCCGCCATTATCGAAACCTCGCTGTCTTTGCTGCAATAGATTTTGGTTGTTTAACGAATTGCTTTCCACTAGCCTTACCAGCTCTTTTCGCTCTAGTCGTCGCTGCATACTCAGCTGAAGATAGTGACTTGATCGCCTTCTCTGGGAGGTAACGTTCGCCAGTAACGGAAGACGGTTTCCCACTCTTAGTTCTCCACTTTTGGCTGGTCCAGTCTTTTAAGCTCTGCTGAGGCTTCTTTAGTGGCATTTACTTCAATCCTTCTCCGCTCTCGGTATATCTCCGCAGCTCTTAAAACCCACGAAAACACATTTCCGTCCTTCTTCGGGTCGTACACCGGTGCCCGAATCACTTATATCCACCCCCCGCAGCTTTGTACTTCTTAGCCAGGAGTTGAGCCTTTCGGGCTGACCACTGTCCAGCCCCTGTGCCCTGGGTTGCCGAACTCTTAATCTGTTCAAAAAGACGCTTACGCATTGAAGGCTTCGTATAAGTGCCTGCTTCATTGACACGAGACTTGACCTCCCCGCCATCTTTGAACGTCTGAAACGCGTCACCATCTTTGCGGTGCTTGACTTTGCCTTTAGGCATTTTAGATGGGCGTATTGCGCCCATCCCGCGCGAGGCTCTCATTTAGCACTTCCCGCCGCCACGCATCATCTTGGTCTTCGGCATACCGCCGTTCATCATCTTGACCATCTTGCCTTTGGTCTTGCCTTTAGTAGCAACACCGTCACGGCTAGGAGCAGCGGTCTTAACAGCGCCCATTTTGGTAGCGCCCATGCCAGTCATCTTTTTCATACCATTTTCCCTTTCGTTTTACCTTTAACTGCACAACCATCAGCACGTTTAGATGCGGAAGACTTAACAGAACCACCAGACTTGAATTTTAGTTGCCGCTTACCCGGCACTTTTTCAATATCTGCTGGGTTCATACCGCCACCACCAGCACTACCACGACCGCCACCAGACGTAAGTTTTCCAGAAGTACTACGAGAAACACCTTCTTTATCAATAAGCTCTCTAAGCTGCTTTTCCCCACGCATAGATTCTTTTTTTGTTTCGGGTGTGGTTTCTTTTAAAATTCTTGTCATTTCTGCATTTAATTTTGGGTCGATATAACTACCCCCATGAATTTTGGCAAACTCATACAAACTAGCAGGACTACTAGAACCAAAATATTTACTTGCATCACGTGCAATAATTTCTTTTGGTGACAATTTTTCAGCCATCTCACACCATCCTTCCCTTAGTCTTACCACGGACGGCGCAACCATCAGCACGTTTAGATGCTGAGACGGAACCACCAGACTTGTATCGAGTTATCCCTAAAGCACGCATTTTCTCAGTCATGCTGCCTTTAGCCTGAGATATTCTAGATTTAGCAGGTTGAGTTTTAGCGGGTTCAGCTTTTGGGGTAGCGACAGGTGCGGCTTTAGGCGCAGAAGTATCTTTTCTACGAGTCAGCCCACGCTCAGCATTAAGATAGTCACGCAGGTTGTCAAACCCAGCCGCCTTCATTTGCTCTTTGGTAACAATGGGTCCTTTGGTAGAAGAAGTACGCGCCATAGGAGGTCTAGCCCCCATACGCGCCGCTGCTGTTTTTAAAGACTCAGTAGCACCAGGCTCATCAGACATCTGACCGCGCTCGTACTCTTTCTTTTCGCGCTCTTCAGCCATCATCAGATTTTTAGCATCATCGCTATCTAAGTAGCCGCCGTCAGCAAACTTACGTTTTTTCATGATTTCCTCTGCGCCATCGCGTCAAGTTTGGCCTCTAGTCTGCGGAAGCCATCGTCAAAGTGTTCACGGATCTTGTCTAGATCCTGCCGTACTTCCGCACGGGTAATATGCTCACGGGCTACTTCCTCCCGAGTTCTGTTAAGCAGAATACTCAGGCGGTTGAGTTCGTCGAACTTGCCCTTAAGCATCATTCCCATAATCGCCACTATCGCGGATAAGGCGATATTCCAAAGCATCATCTCCATTTAACACTTCCATGCTCTTAGTGATTTATTTATCCGAGAGTTCGGGTCTTTGGCTGTCTTCTCAGATGTTAGCTTCTTTTTCATGCCTTTCATACGGGCACAGAATGAATCTCGCCTAGCCCCACCTTCAGGCTGCGGGGCTTTAAGACCGGGTTTGCCGGGGTTGGCGGCGTTATAGGAAGCTCGGCCCTTGGCATTAAGACCACCTTTAGGGTTCTTGCCCTCTTTGCGCTGCCATGCTGGAGTCTTAGCCATTAGAGCCACACCCTTACAGGACTGTTCACTTCCACAACAGGCAAGCCATGATCCTCCGGTAACTCAGCACACCGCAGATTGGCATGGAAGCCAGGGATAGCCTTCATCTCAGGCATATCACCCTCATTCGTCTTTAGCACCTTGCCTGTAGGCTCGTATATCGTGCCTATAACGTCCAAAGCACAATCTACAGGATAGTAGCCATCTTCACCTTGGCGAGCCAATCCTGCGCCTTCTAGCACCTTCCACAGGTCTGCTTCTGAGTTAGTCTTTAAGTAGTAGTCCATCATTACCTCGTCAGGGCTTGCAACTGTGCGTTACTAAGGCGAGTGGGGTAGAAGGCGATCTTGCGGATGGTGCCGTTGAGATAGTTGCTACTAGAGCTATTTCCTATCAAAAGCTGAGTAACAGTCGGCAATGTTCCTGAGGTGTCGGTAACAACCGCGCCACCAGAAATAGATGCTGCAAAATCATTAACTGCAAAAGCTCCGGTAAACTTATAAAAAGTATTAGAAGCAACTGTTCCCGCGTCTATATTTGCTTGGTCTGATCCACCGTCAGTAATTGTAAAAAGTGGGTTTGTGCCATCTGTTCTTAATCTAATAGATTCGTTTGCTGTGCTATCGTTTATTGCACAAATCGTTCGGATTCCAGAAGTAACAGCAGAATACTCCCCATACAGAGCCCCTTGCGTAGAGCTATACCAACTACTAAAGTTCGTACCCGTCATACTCGCAGCATCAGCATTGCGGGTGGCAGCGGCTGTGGTTGTGGGGATAACAGAAGTGGCAAATGCACCTTGTTCTAACTGGGGAAGACCTATACGGAGGGTGAAGTTAACCGCCGTTGATATAGGGATACTAAGCCTTACTTCGCAACCAAGTTGTGCAACAGTAGCGTCTGTAAGAGTTCTTGAAATTGTGTATCTCTGTGTGGCAAGACCGTTTGAGTTAACAGAAGAAAGAACGCCGATAGATTGAGCAACCAACAAAGCCCCCGCCGAATTTCTTTCTGTTAACTGAATATTAAGCGCACTAATTCCAGTAACACTACCGCCAACCAATCTCAAATACCACGAACCAGACCACGATTGACCTACTGACGCAGCTACGGCAGCATTTGACTCCGCTTGCGCCAAAATTGCAGAAGATACCGCAGCCGATGTAGTTCCAGACCACTTAACATCAATGTAATTTATTCCGTTCTCAACGCCTATACTAACTATCTCTCTTGTTAACCCACTCAGAGTGCTAACCATCGTCCAATTCGTAGGGGCAGTACCAGGCGTACCAGCCACAGCACCCTGCATCGTATTGTTTCTGATGCTATTCGTCCTCTGCTCCTCTATCAGCAGGCCTAATCGCGCTAGTGTGGTGGGGTTGTGATCGAACCTGGCCACGCCTGATGCCGCAGTCTGCAATACACCAGAACTGTCAAAGTAAGTTGCACTAGAGGCACGGGAAAACGTAATCCGCGAATCTAGCGTGGTCATGCTTTGAAAATTTAAGTCTAACGATGGGTAAGGTACCGATAAACCTATTGGTAAAGAAACATCCCCACCGGATACACCGGTGTAGAAATAACTTGAAACCCCAGCGGTACCTACGCCCACGTTAAGCTCCAGGCATACCAGATTGGATAATTGTTGCGGTCGCCGTACCAGATCCTGAGTTTACGTTTACCCTAATCCCACGAACTGGAAACGCATAGTTCCCGTCTTGGTTGGTTGTCTGGCTTACCAATGTTTCATGGTTAAACCATGTTGCCGTTGAAGGGCTAAAGTCTGACGCAAAAACGTTATCAAACGTATGTTGGATCGTGTAATTAACGGTTCCAGAGACAACCACACCTATGGATACGTTAAACACAGGCATGTAAGTATCCATCGGGGCTACACTAGACGCCCCCGTGCCCGTTTTAGACAAAACAATTGGCCGCATGACTTACTCTCCTATAGTAGGCATTTGAGCCTCCTATTAAACGGACTGTTGGCCGACCAGCGGATCAGTAACGTAGTATACGATATAACCAGAAGCCGTGCCGCCGCCAGAAGATCCGTCAGTTACGGTGATGTATACGTTCTCATCAGCGTCCATAACCAGGCCAAGATCGTTACCGGCAGTCGTAGCAGTACCAACCGTCACAGTGCCAACAGCACTGGTGTAACCGTCAACAAGTCCGTCAGTATCTGACGCAGAGGCTGAAGTAGTAGCCCAGCCAAGATCGAACGTACCAGTGGCGTTGGTGACGGCGCTAACAACAACCGACATAACAACAGCACCAGCAGGCAGAATCAGGTCAGGAGCACCAGAAGCGGAAGATACTTTGACATTGGTAGTTGAAGCAGGACCAACATCGGCAATGTGAAATTGGGCCGTCATAACCATAGAACCGCAATAGGCTTGACGTGTGGAGTCAGCACCCGAGCGCCAAATAGACTGGGTGGTAGATGGGCGTACGCTCATATTTTCCTCGTGTTAGTAGCACATCCTTGCATCGTCTCTACTAAAGTCTGCTAGGCCAGTCGATGCAAGTAAATTCCTAGACTAAAGACAGCATACAACAAAAGGGGGGTTTTGCAACCCCCCTTCTTTACATCATCAAGCGCCGGGCGAACCGAACATACCAAGCGGATCGGACCAGCCGAAGCTGTAACGCTCACGAGCCTTGTAACGAACGTTGCCCGTGTCGAAGTCTCCATCCATTGACTGTGCAAGCGGGGTACGAACAAAGTGCTTCATACCGTTAGGCACATCAGTGGTCAGGAACCAAGCGTCGCTGTCCGTCAGCCAGTGGTTAATAGCGTAACCCTCAGGGATCGCGCCATTATTCTTCAGAGCATTGATGTCGTTATCAGCCGTACCCGGACGAAGTTCAGTGTCCAACAGGCGGGTTGCAACGAACTGCAATGACGGAGGAATAATAAGCTTGCGGGGGCGAGCAGCGATCAGGAGACCACGCTCATCCGTCCACGCGGCGATCTGAATAACGGCGGCTTCAAGAGAAGTCTCGTTCAGGTCAGCCGGGGTAGCAGGCTCGTTGGAGTTAACGCCACCAGAAACCAGGGGGTGCTGGGTATCAAACAAAGGCTTGCCGTCACCACCTGCGTAGCTGGAGTCAAACCCGTTGTTGAGGATAGCAGCAGCCTTAACCTGCTTGGTGTAGGCCATAGCGCGAGCCAGAGCCTTGGTATAACGCGAAGAAAGGGTGTCATAGAGGTTGTCCTCAATCGCCTCTTCTGTCAGCGAGAAACCAAGAGCAATAGTCTCGTGCGTATAGCGAGCCGTCCAGGCCTCTTGCGCGTTATCGTAGGCAATCGCACTGCCTTCGTTCTTCACCGGTGCGGCGGAGAAGCCAGACAGTTTGGTTTCCTCTTCAAACGAACGCTCGGAGGTTTCGGTCTCATAAATCTCCTTATGCTCTTCGCCGTAGCGTGCATATTCCATACCGAACAGAGCGTTCAGACCAGGAAGGAGTTCTTTAAGTAGTTGTGCGCGTGAAATAGCCATTTAAGTTTCTCCTTATACGCCAACAGGGTTGAGATACTGATGGCCACCGGTCACGACGCTAGTGGTAGTAGTCGTAGTAGTAATGCCACCGTCAGAAGTAGACGTTGACGTTGAAACTACGTACGGGGCGTTCCACTTAACAATCGCTTCCTGATACACGACATTACCGCCAGAAACATAAGATGTCTCAGGCACCAGATCAATAATACGAATCGGCAGGGTAGCCGTAGTAGCAACGGTGTCGTCAATAGCTACACCAGAGTTACCAGTGGTCGTGTTACCGGGGTTCTGAACCAGAGCAGCGTTGTTACCAACAGCCGTACGCTGAACAGTACCAATGGTAGTACCAGAAGAAACAATAGCTACTTTGTACAGCGCGTCAGGATCATCTTGGACATAAGCCATGATGTCAGAAGCAGTTGTACTGGCGGGGTAGTTCTGACGGAAGACCTTACCATAGGTAGGATCAGTGTAAGAACAGCCAAGAAACACACCAACAGGAGTAGCGGTAGACGTGCCGGTTTCTTTCACCAGAACACCGTCGCTGGAGAGCTTAACAACGTCACCGAAGAAAATACCGGTGCCATAAGCCGAAGCAATGGGGATCTGACGAGTAGCACCAGCAAATACCTGACCGCCGATCAAGTTGATCGGGATTAGCCCGTAAGGGCCATTAACAGTAGGATAAGCCATAGTTGACCTCGTTTAAAAGTTAAATTCCTTTTCCGAACGATGCCTTGGTTTTTCTCTCTGCAAAGAGAGGCATCCGTGGATCGTTCTCCTTCATAAAGCTGCTGTCTACAGCGTCCATGTTGTCCCTAGACATCTTCGCAAAGTACTGCGAGCGCTGTTCTACGAACTCTTCTGGCATCTTGCAGAGCAACAACCCCGAAACTTCAATGTTATCTTTGAACTGACTATTAGGGTCTACGAGAAACTTAAATTGAGGTTGTTCCTCAATCCGCACTGGCTCCCAACCTTCCCTAAATTTAGAGGAAACGTTTTTAGCATCAGATTGCCCACGAGCCGATATACGAACCCAACGGTACGCATACCCAGGCTGCTTATTCGGCTGCGGTAGCGTTTCTGGACGCTGCCACTGCTTAGGTCTCTCAGTTTTTTCCCTACTCTCAAGTTCGCGTGCAAGTCTATTTTCAGCCATTTTGTTTCTCCAGTCTCACCATTTCTTCAGCATATTGCTGAGGGGTTAATCCAAGCCGTTTCGCAATGTTTAGTTGCGATTGCTTTAGCACTATCCTCTTGGCAGAAGTGCTTCTAGATACCGGAGCTACAACTGTGGCCGGTTTAGTCTCGGTGCGCTGAGCAGGCTTGCCGCCCCTGTCAGTCGTTTCTGCTTCTTCGTCTTCCCCGAAATAATCAGAGAACCGCTTCCGCATGGTCTTATCGACCGTATTCCAATATTCGTCAGTGCCGATATAACCACTACCGTACTGTTTTTCTAATTTCTGGTGCAACCCTAAAGCTGTTGCAGTCATCTCTTCATCCTGACCGAACCACGTATTTTTGCTACGCCATTCAGCAGTTTTGCGGTCTAACTGCGGAGCCTGAGGTTGCACTCTTGCCGTATTTATATCAGGTGTTGGTTGGGGTTGTAAAGGGGGCTTATATCCTTTTAACCTCTCTAGTCGATAATTTGCTGAATTTAGCTTAGCCTGAGCATCAACTAGCTTCTCAGAATCTCCAGCTTCATAGGCCTCTTTATAGGCCCGTTTAGCCATTTCCATCTCTAATTCAGCAGCGCTGGTGGCTGTCATTACTAGAGATTTCTCGCCCTCGGTAAGCTTGCTTCTAAGTGCTTTGTTCTCTTCTAGTGCCTTTTGAGCCATAGCAAGGGCTTCTTGCTGCTCTCGTAGCGCACGTTCTTTTTCCCGCCGCTCGTCATGCCAGACCTTTTTCATCTGCTTGAGGCGGGTTTTTACCTTCTCAGAGTAGTCTTCTAGCTCATCTTGCTCTAGTTCCTCGACTACTTCCTTAGGTAGAGGTTGCCGTCCACGATCCTCTTCAGGCGTGTCATCCTCAATCTCTAGCTCAAATTCTTTCTCTTCCGCTACTGATTCTTGCTCTTTTACGTTTTCTTGGTCAGCCATTTTCTACTCCTTATTTGCGACTGATGCCGCGAGGATCTTCTACAACACCCTCAACAGAATCATCGTTAATAATCCGAAACTCTTGCCCGTGAATCTTCAGGCGAGTACCGGCGTGTGGGCGAACAAGGACAAAATCACCCTCTTTACACCACGGACCTGATGGAAACCGCGCTGGGTCTTTGTAGCAATCTGGACCCATTTTCATTACAAATAGAACCGTAGTCAGCAATTCTTCATGCTGCATGGTTATATCTGCCTTAACTAGGCCACTCTCAAACTTATCCTCAATTTCAGGAATGCCACAAAGAATGCGGTATCCAGAGGGGTCTGGTACCTGTTTAGCCTTCTCTTCTGCGGTTGTTGGTAATACTGTTGCTTCGTTCGGATCGCTTGTAGAACCGATTAAAAGTTCACTCATCTGAGCCTTCCAGCCTTTCTGCCATTTCGGCAATCAAGTTATTAGCCATTAATAGGCCACGCACTACACCTGCGGAGTATTTATATTCCGCAAGATCCTTCGCCTTGCCATCCCCAAGGTCTTCAATAATCCGAAGCCGCTCTTCATGGATGGACTTAGACAAATGCTTTAGTACCTCATTGGTCATTTACTTTCCTTTTTGTTCAGGTTTCTGATTTTGTTGTTGCTGCGACATCTGCTGCGCTATCTGCACGCCAAGGCGTGTGCCTTCTATCTGCTCATCTACTGCTTGTACAGCCGCTTTAAACTGCTGTTCTGTCTGATCTTTGGCTATCTGCGCCCCAAGGCGTGCCCCCTCAATCTCAGCTTGCTGCTGTATCCGCATCTGCTCTGTCTGAATCTGCGCGGCCTTGAGTTGCGCGTCGGTCTGATCTTTCTGAGCCTTGCGTTGTACTTCAGCTGCCTTAAGTTGAAGTTCTTGTTGCTGCATCTGCACAATCGGATCTTGTGCCTGTTGCTGGGCTTGCTGCTGCGCCATCATTGCCTGGTTAGCCTGTAACAACTTCTGCGCTCCTGCCGCAGCCAGACGGGAGATCTCAACCTCCATCTCTTCAGGCATCTCTTCGTTGGGTTCTGGGTACGGAACGCCCAGTTTCTCTTCAATATTCTTGCGGTACTGGAAGGCAAAGTGCTCCATGATGTGCGCCATGAATGTCGCTGAGACCTGCTGCGCTTGCGGGTTCTGCCCGAGGATCTGCGCCGTGATGGGGTCTTGCAGTGCTGACATGTGGACCGTGATGTGTGCTGCGTGGTCCTGATAGATAAACGCCTTCACGGGTTTACCCGTAAACATATCCATGTTCTCAGACACAGGATCAGTCGGTTTCTGATCTTCTTCCGTCGGTACCAGCTTAGCTGCGTTCTTAATGCCTAGTACCTCTAACATCTGGCGGTGCAACAACGGTAAGTCATACAACTGAGGCGCAGTCTGCGCCAACTGCAACACAGCCTGATACTGCACGACCTTCTGCGACATTGTTGCTGCGTTGGGATCTGAGACAGGTATAACCTCCACCATGTCATAGTCAGACCGCTTAGCATGAGGCATCGCATCGGTCGGCTCGTAGTCGTACTCTTCAGGGGTGTAGTCACGGATGATGTTTTTCAGGAGCTTGAACTCCTGCTTCATCGCGTAGTGGACACGTGCCTGAACTGCGCTCATGACCTTGAGCGTTCTCTCTAGAATAGCTAGTGTCGTACCCACAGGAGACTGGGCTGACATATCGCTGACTTTGAGGTCAGCAGCACTAGCAAACCTACGCCCTTCTTCGACAATAGTGCCTAGGAGGCTATAGAGAACCTGGCTTGGCTCCTTGTAGGGGAGCGCCATGATGTTGTCTTTGATGGTGCCAGAGGCCACATCCACATCTCGCCACTCAGCCGGTGCAATCGGTGTGTCATCGCCCTTAACGCGCAGCCCTTTGGTCTTAAAGCCACCGGGAAGGTTTGACAACGTGCCCGCATCAACCAACTGACGAATGAGAGACGTACCAGATTTAGCAAACGCTCCGATCAAATGAATAAGACCAAAGGCATAGAACCCAAACCCAGGGATGTACGGATAGTGTACGAAGTGCTGACGCTTCTGCTTAAGCTCATCATCAGGGTGCCAGTTGCGGCGGATAGCTAAGACTTCTTGGGTGTGCTTCTCGATAGTAACGACGTAAGGCAGTGCAATGCCCGTCGGCTCGCCATCTTTGTCTTTGTCCTCGTAACCAGGGAGGTCGAGGTCCACGTGCATCTCAAGGATCTTGTATCGGTCATCTGAAGATGCCTTAAATCCCATCTTCTCAGCAATTTTCTTCTCGACATCGTCAAACGTATCCACCGGATCACCAAGCTCTATATCCCTATAGAACCCAGCCACCTGTAACTTCCTCATATCATTTGGCGTCTTACGCATCACATGTGTGACACGCTCGGCTGTCTCTAGACTAGATGCTCCATAGGGCACCACGACATCTTCCGCTGGTACATAGATGGAAGCCTGCCTGTCTAGACTCGGGTCAAAGTAGACCTTCTTAAACGCATTACCCGACAAACCCAGGCCCCAGAGCATCCGCTCATGCTCAGGCCGGTACTCAACCATGACTTCGGTCAACTCATAGTTCATGTCATCCTTGACACGCTGAGCAGCCTCCATCTTATCTACTGTTTCCATACCAATAATCTGCGTCTTTACTGGCCCCGCAGCTGGAAATGTCTCCATCATTGTCTCGGCTTGGAACCGTACAAGTGCTTCAGAGAGCATCGGGTGATAGACCCCACACGCGCCAGGCCAAGGCTCTGTGCGCTCTTCGATCTTTAACCCAAGAAGTTCTAGACCATCTACATATGTCTGCATCCAGTCTTTACGCGCAGAAATGTCGTCGTCAAACGAACTAATAAGATCAGAGGCAAGCTCAGTTAAGTCATCTTCCTCCATTGACTCTGCGAGGTTAGCGTTGAAGTCCCCATCGTCTTCTTTGCCCGGTTCTAGAATAATCTCTAACCCACCAACACCTATCTCTACACGCTCAGGATCTTCAATCTCGATCTCAATGGCGGGTTCCATAGACATATCTTCAAGTGACATGCCCATAGGCGCTGGGTTTAGTGCTTTCTCAATTGCCATAATTTACCCTTAATAAAATCCGACAGCCCGTCGGCTTTTGAAATATTGAATCTCATCTTCCTGGTCTAGTGCGGTTCTTATGAACCCACCCTTGCGGAAGCGCATCAGTGCTAGAGAAACAGAGTCAACGTAGTCATCATGCTCGCCTGCTGGAAAACTTGCAACCTCATCAATGACTTCATCGGCCCATCTAGTATTAGGTGCCCAGACAAACCCAGAGGCAAACATATCAGAGACGGCATTAAGCCTACTTATCTTGTCATTACCCTTTGATGGCGTGAACTCTTGCACAGGTATACCCATAGCACGCATCTCATATATTAGCGGTGCCCCTGAAGCTTTCTTCTCAATAATCACAGAGTCGGGTGCCCACTCTTTATAGTCGTCTAGCGCCCTCTGTTTTAGTTCAGGAAACTCCATGCGCTTACGAAATGCGTTCAAAAGGATTATGTTCGGCCTAGATACCCCATTAACATCGTCTTTATAGAACACGCCCCATAGCGTACAGGCAGAATAGTCAGCACGGTTGTTAGCTTCAAAGGCTGTATCCCATGCCATAAGGGTGTATTCGCAGTACGGAGGGTCATCTTCCTCCCAAATCTTCCACCATTCACGTTTTACTATGGCTGAAGACTCAGAAACTGGGTTTTGTTGGTACTGCGCCTGCCATTTAGCGTTAGGAAGCTCTTCTCTTAGAGCAAAAAGCTCTTTTTGAGACCAAAATTCAGGCCATAGAGGGGCGTCAGACGGCAAAAGTGCAGGAAATTCGATAACTTCCCACTCATCTCCACCCCTTTGGGCACTTGCCTTAAGAACTTGACCTGTTAAGTCCCTCTTAGACCACCGAGTCATCACTATTACGATGGACCCCCCTGGTTGTAGACGCTGCCGAGGCCCAGATGTGTACCACTCGTAGGTCTTATCGTAGATGTCGGGGTTAGTTTCTGCTAAGGCCGCCTCTTGTTCCGAGTGAGGGTCATCAATAATAAGTAGATCCGCACCTTTACCCGTAACAGCGCCCCCAACACCGATAGCGAAATAGTCTCCCCCAGCGTTGGTCGCCCACCTGCCAGCAGCTTTAGAGTCCTGCTGTAGCTCAACTCCCGAAAATACTTCTCTATAAGCTGGTTGATCGACAAGATTTCGTACCTTTCTACCGAATCCTACGGCTAGTTCGGCTGTGTGAGAGGTCTGAATGACCTTTTTGTGGGGATAGTTGCCCAAAAACCATGCTGGAAGCAGGTACGAGGCAAACTCTGACTTCGTATGCCGGGGTGGCATATTAATAATTAGGCGCTTTAGCTCCCCACGAGCCACTCTCTCAAACGCACGAGCCATGCGCTTGTGGTGCCTGCCGCCTATAAATGTAGGCCAGACACGAGTCACGAACTCCATAAAGTTCTTTTTTGCCTTCTCCTGTTCCTCTAGACGCATGTATGCGTCTAGTTGGGCATCAAGCTTGCGCTTATCTGCTTCAGGTAGGTTGGGCAGAACCGCTAGGAGTGTCGTCAGTTCCTGTATCGTCGGTGCTTGCATAATCCTCTTCTGACTCTTTAGCTTCTTCAGGGTTAGTAAGCCCTAACTCTGCTTCTAAGTCATCCACAATAGGCTCTACATCCACGGTGTTTGAATGAATAAGCCTACGTACCTTTTCACGGATCGCATTTTCCAGCGACTCTGTAGTGGTGTGGCGAATAGTGACTTCTGATTTTTCTGTGAACAGTCCCACGTCGCTAATCTTGCCTAGCATTTCTAGAGCTTTTAGCTCAAACCGAGGGTCTCCACAGTCAGAAATAAGTAGTAGCTTGTTAGTAATTACCGTGCGTAGCTGCACCGCATCCGCTACTACGTTTTGATCGTATGTCTTTAATAGCGCACCGACACGCGCTGCGATCTCAGGGGTGTTTATATCTTGTGGAAAGTTCTTAACGGCAGGGGACTTACGCAAGTCCTCAAACATCTTTTCAGCTTTTGCTTCGTCTTCAGGGGTCATAGTAAACCCAAGACCAAGCTCATTTAACACCATAGCCGTTGCAGCAGAAACCTCTACTGCTTCTCTAACGTCTTTCGGCTTGTCGTCATGCGGAGAGTCCGGCAGAGCGACAGAATTATCTGGCGTGATGTTTATATACATGGAGGAAACGGGACTCCAAAAAATGAAGGGGGGTGCGTTTCAATAGCGCGAAGTATATACATACTTCTAAAAAATGCAAAGGGGGTGGGGGTAGGATTCATTTGCACCTTTAGCCAAAGGATACAGGCTATTTAACGTCGCCGAGCCGACGCCTACCCCCGTGGAAAATATATACCAAAAGGAGACGGGACTCCAGAAAAACCATGGGGGGTACTTTTATAAAGAAGTTAGCAAAGTTATCGCTAAAAACTAAGATGGGGGAGGGGGGGAGATGAATTCAAAAAGTTGGTATTGACAGTGCAAATCATTGTGTAGAAGAAGTTTTGGTTCCATCTGCCTGGGCTTGGGGGGTCGGGGGGTGGTGGGGTCCAGCCTGGCGCGTTTCGGTCGGTGGTGGCCTGGTCTGGCGCGAGGATTCGAGGCGTGGCGGTCTGTGCGAAAAAATAACACCATGTGCGCCATTGTGTTATAATTGGTTCTCTGGTGATGCGGAGCGATTGACTAGCGCGACCAGTGCGAACATTCCCGCGTTATGCGGTTTTGTTCAATTCTTTGGGAGTATCAAAATGAGTACAGTTCCTGCTGTTTCTGCTGTTCCTACTGCTGTTGCGTTCTCTCTGTCTGCCGATCAGGCTGAGCGGATTTCGGTTGCGGCTGAGATGTCGGTCGATGCGACTTTCGATTTCTCGAAAGCCTGCGATGCGGTCGGCGATGTCTTCATGTCCCTCAAAGCGGCGGGTCTCTTGTCGTATGAGTCTTGGGAAGTTGTGCGGGTCAAGTTCGTTACGGTCGGCGAAGTCCGCGCCCGTGATAATGGCACGGCAGACCCCAAGGGCGCGGCGGGTGATGTCTGGGATCGGATCACTAGGCGCAACAAAGAAGTCTTGGGGCTAGAGAAACCCAAGAAAGAAGGCGGTGACGCGGAGCGCATGCGCGCGAAGCGCGAGGCCGATGCGGCGAAAGCCTTGGAGGTTGCGGCTGGTCGGTCGGCGGCTGAGTTGGCTGAGGCCCAGATGGCCCTGTTCGCGCAAGCGACTGCGGAGTCGATTGCTCAGGCGCGCGCCCTCGATGCGGTGATCAAGCTTGTAGAGAAGCAGGAGAAGGACGCGGTCGATTCCCAGATGAAGCCGTTAGTCGCGGCGGCGCGTGACTCGTTCAAGCGGGTCATGGATCACCTGATTGCACAGAAGGATCAGCGCGGGTTGGCTGATCTGGTCGTGATGTTGGGTGATTTCGAGCCACCAAAACAGTAGTAGTCGACAGTCTCTCGCCAGCCTTCGGGCTGGCGGGTTCCCCATTCTTTAGAAAGGATTCATCATGGTAAACCATTTAACAGTAATGCCTGCTTATGGCCGCGATTACAAGAGTGCAAAAGCCGCACGGGCTGACTGGGATTCAGGCAAAGATTTTTACGCCCAAGGCCTTACCTTTCAGGGTTATCTCAGTTCCCGTGATTCTGAGGCCCTCAAAAAAGACGGGTATACCGGGATCATGATTCGATACGGTAACCTCAGGAAGGGCACATTGTTTGATTTGTAGTCTTCGCCCCGCTTCGGCGGGGTCTCTGACCAGTTCTGACCAGTTCTTGAGTAGCAACCAACGCGAGAGAATCAGATGTCACTTTGACGAAGACGAGGTTGCACTTTAGTTCCCTTGCCTGACCAGTTTCTCAGAGAAACAACGCGGGAGGCCCATTGAAACAACGCGGGAGTCCCGAACAAAACCGTGCAACGCGGTATTGTTCAACTGCTATGCTGGGCACAGCATAGCACCTTCATTTTCGTTTGTCAAGCCCCCCTAATGTTCCAATGTTCCTTAATGTTCCAGGTAATTGTTCCAGCGTAACTCCATGATTTCATTGAAATGTTCTAATGTTCCAGGGTTTTCGGCAACAACGGTCCTGAAACGAAATTTTTTTCTTTCTTCGTGCAACCCTGCAAGTGCAACAGCCTATTCTCATCTTTTTTTACGCAAAGTTCAGTAAGACCGCATATATATAAAAACATAGAACATTAGAACATTACGCATTTTTTGAACACTCAAATGGCGTCCACAAGCCCTCTCAGATTGTTCCAATCATCCGGAACATTACCCCTATTGTTCCAGAACATTACCCTTTCATGTGTTTTTAACTTGACAAATGTAACTTTATGTGATATAATGACCGAAGGTCATTTGGAATTTGCAACGCAGTACTTTTTCACTTTCGGAGGTTTTCATGTCTCACTCATGGCACGCCAAGAACATTCCCGCGCTTCGCGGTTTTGTTCCCACACCCGACACCAAGTACCCCAACCGCACCATCCGGTTGACCTTCCGTTTCTCCGGTGCTGACTCCAGCATCACCACTTACGACCTGCCTTCATCCATGCCTGACCGCGACACCAAGTTCGCCCGTCTGCGCGACCGACTCAACGGTTACAACCTTTACCTCTCCAACCTGCACACATGCCTCAACCAACGCGGGAGACTTCAATCGGTGCGCGTGCCTGGTGTAACCGATTTTTTCAATGTTTCTTTCATTCTAGAGAATCAGGAGGTGTAATCATGTACGACAGCGTTACCGACCAACCAAACCCTGATCACCTTGACTGCATCTACTGCGGGGAAGCCGTATCTCTGCAACGGGTTGCCATCAAGGGCCAGGTTTGTCTCTACTGTGGCGAAGAACATTCCCGTGCCGAGCGGAAAAGTTGGACGGTTCTGACCCCACACAAGCAAGGCCCGATGTTCTTTACCCCATCGTTTGCACGAGAGGCGGCGGTGGGCATCAACAACAAAGGCGGTCTAGTGACCGAAGGAGTGTGAGATGGGACAGATGCTTTTTGTGTTTTATTTCCTTGTGCTTACCGTTTGCGGTGGGCTGATTCTTTTGAATATTTGGGGGGTGTGAGATGACTAAAACTGAAGAACTGATCGCGTATGCCACCGAGCACTACGAGTGTGGTGGGCATTGGATAGTGGAGTGCTGGAGCCAGACCGACTACGAAGATCTTTTGGTCACGGTCGGTGGTGATGTGGCGAAGGCCAAGGAGTTTCTGAAAGACAGTTGGGAGTTTACCAACGAGCGGGAGCGAGAGTGTGCCTGGGATGGTCCAGAGGAAGGAGGTGTGAGATGAGCGAGATTTGGTATGTCAACGACGGCAACGGTGGGTTCCACTGGGTTGACCATGTGTTTGAGACAAAGATAGAAGCCGAGCGCTATGCACGGGAGTGCTTTCCCGATGAGACTGAGGACGAGCGGTATGCCCGTATCCATTGCAAACCAGTGGTTTCTTACAAGGAGGTGTGAGATGAAACAAAAAAGCGTATGGCGCGCACGCGGCACCTTGATTAATTACGAAGGTGAAAACGAAGTCATTTTTGAAGCCTACTTCACCGACAGGGACACGGCACATGCCGTGTATCACAAGGGAGAGCGTGAGTATGGACTAGCCGCTGGCTACACGAGAATGCGTTGGGAGTTGGAAGGGTTCTACCTTGACGATGATCCACACATTGATCAGATGTTTAACGATGTACGCGAAGCAATGGAGGAATGAGATGAAAGTGAAAACGAGTGAACTACAAGACAAAGCCCTTGACTGGGCGGTGATGCAGTGTGAGGAGTTTGTTGAGGATGTGTTTGAGCCGTCCGAGTACTGGGGTGATGGTGGGCCGATCATCGAGCGGGAGAAGATCACGTTGGAACATCTGCATGGAGCAGGGGATACAGGTGCAGATGTTTGGGTAGCCACGCTCACATGTGAGGACAAAAAGTTTGGTGGTGTTGAGTGTTTTGAAGAACAAGGCCCAACACCCCTGATTGCCGCTATGAGATGTTATGTGGCAAGTAAGTTAGGCGATGAAGTGGAGATACCGGAGGAGTTGAAATGAGACTTAACTCAACAGAACGCCGCAGGCGTATCCGCAGGGCGCAGGAGATGCGTGCAATCTTTATTGATGTGATGGGGGTGGTGGGGCTAGGCTTCGCCGCTGCTTTGCTTTATGTAGTTTTTGTAATGTTGTCTTACTAACCGAACAAAACCGTGAACCACGGAAATGTTCTTAACCTTGGAGAGTACAAATGAGCCTGATCAAAAAAGCAACTGATGTGCAACTGGCCTTCCTTCGTAACATTGGGGCTTCCTTCAAAATCATTCTTGCCGATGGTGAAATCATCGTGCATGACCCCAACAACCTGATAGACCCAAAGAAGCCTGAAGGCAAAGTCAAAGGCAAACGCGGTGAGCCACGCAACCCTGGCGTCAAGCATGGTGAGCCGACAGAGTATGTCATGCCGCTTATCAAAGACTTAGAGCCTGGACAGATGGTGACAATACCGAACAAATACCACTACGGCACCATGCGGTCAGTCGTGTGCAATCAAGCGCGTAGGCTGTGGGGCGAGGGTGGCTACATGACCGAGCAGACTGAAGATAGGACTGCAACAACGCTGCTTCGTGTGAAGTAAGGAGAAGAACACATGACAGATCGTGAACTTTTGCACTGGGCGTGGGAAGAACTAGAGGACCTTGCCGATGTTGGCTATGGCAGTAAAACATTGCTTGAAGCCCTGCGTGACCGACTAGCGCAACCCGCACCAAAAAAGAAAGAATGGGTTGGGCTGACGGATGAGGAAAGGGCTGAGTGCTGGAGTGCCTCTGCTGTTCAATCGGCATTGAACATTGA